GACCGTTTCGTCGTCACCACAACAACCGAAACGGCCCTTTCAAAAAAGTCTACGAACAGTATATCACGAAAAGGAGTGAAAAACAATGGCTAAACTGAATTTTTATGACACCGACGCCGTGAAGGCGTTCGTCTTGGATATTTTAATCGAAAACGCTGAACTGAAAAGCGATCTTGACTATGAAAAGAAGTGTTCGAACGACTGGTTCGACCGCTACAAGAAAGCCGATCAGCAAGTAAAAGACCTTGAAGCGAAGGTCGCTACCCTGGAAGGAGGTTCTGAAAATGAATAACACCCTGTACGAAATCACTGACAAGTATTTGAAGGTCCTTGACAACCTGGAAATCGACGAAGAAACCGGCGAAATCCTGAACGCCGAAGAACTGGACGAACTGTCCGGAGCCTTCGAAGAAAAAAGCGAAGCTGTCGCTTGCTACATCAAGAATTCCGAAGTCTTTATCGGCAATCTGAAAGCCGAAGAAGCCAACCTGGCAAAGCGCCGCAAGCAGACCGAAAAACGAATCGACTATTTGAAGAATGTCCTGACCGCGTGTCTGGACGCCGCCGGCCGCGACAAGGTCGAAACCACAAAGGTTCGCGTTTCCTTCCGAAAGTCTGTGGCTGTAAGCATTGACGACGAAAAGGCCCTTCCGGCTGACTTCGTTGTTGAAACCGTTACAACGAAGCCGGACAAGACCGCGATCAAGAAGGCGATCCAGTCCGGCCAGGAAGTGTCCGGCGCTTCCCTTGTGGAGAACCGAAACCTTCAAATCAAATAAGGAGGAACCGCAATGAAAGAATTTTCGATTCCCCTTCTTACCGAACAAGACATTGACTGTCGCGTTCAGTCGGTCAGCAAAGCAAAGACCGGCCGCGTCGGCGCCGTCCTTCTGCTTTATAAGGACGCGCGTGTCGATATGCGAATCCTGGACCAGGTCTTCGGGCCTGGCAACTGGCAGAGAACCCACGAAGTAATCAACGGAAATCTGTTCTGTAATATCGACATCTGGGACGACGAGAAAAAGACCTGGGTCAGAAAACAGGACGTCGGAACAGAGAGCAACACCGAAAAGGAAAAAGGCCAGGCGTCCGACAGCTTCAAACGTGCCGGCTTCAACGTCGGGATCGGCCGCGAACTTTATACAGGCCCTTTCATTTATGTCGAACTGGCTGACGGTGAATTCTATCCCGAACGCCAGGGCCAGAAGGAAGTCTTCAAGTGCTACGCCAGTACGAAGTTCAAGGTATCGAAGATCGCCTATAACGAACGCCGCGAAATCTGTGACCTGGTAATCGTCGACCGGAACAATAAAGTCCGCTTCAATATGAACGGACACGCACCGGCGCCACAAGCCACACAGAGCGCCACAAACGGGCAAAACGCCCAGGGTGGACAATCCACCAACCAACAGCAAAGAACCGCACCACAACCGCAAAACAGCGCCCAGACAGGCGGCGCCGCGTGTCCCGTGTGCGGCGGCCCTATCAGCGAAGCTGAACGCCGCTATTCCATGAACAAATTCGGCCGTGAAATGTGCCGCGCCTGTCAGAAAAACGCGTGAAAGGTGGTGTCATAAATGCCCAGCCGCATTTTGAAAGAATCAATATGTACGTCGGAAAGTCTGGCGTACTTATCGGCGGAAGCTGAAGTCCTGTTCTATCGTCTGATCGTAAAAGCGGACGACTTCGGCCTGTACTACGGAAGCCCGAAAATCCTTGCTTCCCTTCTCTTTCCGCTGAACGTACCGACCGAAAAGAAGGTGTCTTCCTGGCTGGCTGAACTTGTGAACGGTGGCCTTGTGGCTACATACAGAGCCGAAGACGGTCGGCAATACCTGAAACTTCTGTCCTGGGACAAACACCAGAACAGGCGCGCAACAAAACCCAAATACCCACTACCGCAAGAATTTGATAACACTTGCAGTCAAGAGGTATCAAGTGATAATTCTAACACTTGCGCGCAAATGCAAGCAGATTCTTCCGTAAACGTAAACGAAAACGTATTCGAAAACGGAAACGAGAAACGAAAACGAGTATCGGCGCAACGCGGCGCCGGAGGGGACGACGCTTTTGACCAGTTCTGGTCAGTCTATCCACGAAAAGTCGGCAAGAAAGAAGCCGTGAAGGTCTGGAATCAAATTCGCCCTAACCCAGACTTGACAAACCAGATCGTCCAGGGTGTGGAGCGCTGGAAGCGTTCTGAACAGTGGACAAAGGACGACGGCCGCTTTATTCCATATCCGGCGACATTCCTTCGCGGTGAACGCTGGAACGAATATGACCGCGCCGAAGTCATACCGTCCCCGAAGCCGGCCCCCGTCAAGAACTACGACGACGGCGAAGACTTCCTGGACGGCGGTGAATAATCATGGCCGACAACATCTGGACGGCCGCTGTCGAAGGTATCGCCGCCAGAGGTAGGGCGAACAATGGCGCCGAAGGCGACTACCGCGACGAAGAAGGCTTCTTGTGCTGTGGCAAATGCCACACCAGGAAAGAAGGCGACATCACGATCGGCGAAAAGACGCTTCGCGTTCCGCACCTGTGCAAGTGCGAATCAGAAGCCAGCCGCCAACGTGAAGCCGAAGAAAAGGCCGCCGAATTCCGGAAACAATGCGAACGGCTTCGCAAAGACGGGATCACTGATCCGTCATACCTGTCCCAGAACTTCACCCAGGACGACAACCGCAACGCCAGAATTTCCGACGTGTGCCGCCGCTATGTGGAACACTGGCCGGAAATGAAGGCCGACAATATCGGAATCCTGTTTTATGGCGGCGTCGGGACCGGAAAGTCCTTCCTGGCCTGTTGCATAGCAAACGCCTTGATCGACAAACAGGTCCGCGCCAGCGTGACAAACTTTCCCCGAATCCTGAACAAACTTCAAGGCTTCGGCGAAGACAAACAGGAATTCCTGGACAAGCTGTCCCGATATGACCTTCTTGTCATTGACGACCTGGGCGTCGAAAGGGACACGTCCTATTCCGTGGAACAGGTCTTCAACGTCATAGACGCCAGGAGCCGCACCGGAAAGCCCCTGATCGTCACGACAAACCTTTCCCTGGCCGACCTTCAAAACCCGTCGTCCCTGGGATATGCCCGAATTTATGACCGAATTCTGGAAATGTGTCCGATCAGGCTGAAACTGGCCGGAGATTCCAGAAGAACCCAGAACGCACAGGAACGCCGCGACAAGGCGAAGCGCCTTCTGGGGCTTGAAAGGACGTGACAGAGTGAAACACTATAAACTGACAATCCCTGGCCTTTTGCCAGGACTGAACGAATATGTGGACGCTGAACGCGGCGCCAAAGGCAAATACAAGGCCGCCGCCATGAAGAAACAGGCTGAAAACGTGATCGGCTACATGATTAAAACCCAGCTTCGCGGCGTCCGCTTCACCCGTCCCGTGGTGATACATTACACCTGGATCGAGCCGAACCGCCGGAGAGATAAAGACAATATCGCTTTCGCGAAGAAGTTCATTCAGGACAGCCTTGTCCACGCCGGCGTTCTTCAAAATGACGGCTGGAAACACATTGAACACTTTACCGACGACTTCGCTGTGGACCCGAAGAACCCCCGTGTCGAAGTCGTGATCGAAGAATTTGAAGGAGGAAACAAAAAATGACTGTACGCGCAAAATTGAAAGACCTTGCACCTGGAACCGTATTCAACGCCGGACCGATTGACGTCCGCGTTTTGGAACACTTCGCCGACGGAAGAACCCTTCTGATCGCCGATACCTGTATCGCTGACCGCCACTTCGCGGATCAGCCGTTCAAGACCAGACCGGAAAAGCCGGCCGCGAATCCGAACGACTGGCGCTTTTCAAACCTGAACCGTGAACTGAATACCGAATTCCTGGCCGCGTTCGACCAGGCCGAAGGCCCTATCCGTTCAAAGGACATCTTGACGGCTGACTGGTCCCTGGCTGACCACGAGGGCGGCGAAGGTTACGGAATCATTCAGGCAAAGATCGCCCTTCTGACACAAACCATGTATGAGAAATACGCCGATCAGGGCCTTCTTGAACTTGACGACTGGTGGTGGCTGATCACCCCGTACGCCGGCTACGCGAACTATGCGCGCAATGTCTACACGGACGGCAGTCTGCACAACGGCGACGCGTACCTTGGCTACTATGGCGTTCGGCCGGCTTTCTTCGTGGAATCTGGGATCGCGTTATCCGTGGAGCCTGACCAGGTTGAACTTTCCACTTCCGCCCTGTTGGCCGAATTCACTTCGAAACAGCTTGTCGAAGAAGTCCTTCGCAGAATCGCCGAAGGCCAGGAAGACGGTGACGACGATGAAGAAGACGACTTTTAAGCAATGCGCCGCCGGCGACGTCTTCGAACATCAGGGACAAGCCCTGATCAAGACCACGAAGCCGAACACAGCGGTCAACCTGAACAGTGGCGCCTTCGCGCACTTTCACGACGGTTCCCTGGTGGACAGAAGCGACCTTGTCCTGATCCACCAGGCGGACCTTCCGTCCGAAATGCCGGACAGCCTGAAAGGAGGTCGAAACAATGGGTAACAAATCCGCCCTTCAACTGGAAGTCGAAAAAGAAATGGGCTTCGAAATCGACGAAGACCTGTTCGCATACTTAGAGCATTACGCCAGAAGAAAACTGGAAGTCGCCAACAAAAGCGCCGGCCGCGCCTGGGGCGAAGACGGCTACGGCGACGAATATCTTTCACTTCTGATCCCCGACGTGATCCGCGAAATGGCTTTTTCCGCTTACTGTGACAAACGGTCAGCGGAAAACCTGGCCGCCAGAAAGGCGGTGTCGTAATGTGTGAAACAAAATACATTGCTTCCGTCAGCTTCGGAAAAGATAGCCTGGCCATGCTTCTTCTGCTGATAGAAAAGCAATTTCCGCTTGACGAAGTTATCTTCTACGATACAGGAATGGAATTTCAGGCAATTTACAACACACGCGACAGAATCCTTCCCCTACTGCACAACCACGGGATTCAGTACACAGAACTACACCCACCGCGCCCCTTCGTGTTTGATATGTTCGATAAGCCAGTGAATAGCAAGAAAAATGGTTTTCACTACGGCTATTCCTGGTGTGGCGGCCGTACACGCTGGGGAACAGCCGCCAAAACCCACACCTTGGACACCTATGTCAAAAAGTATGAAAGTAAAATCCAGTATATAGGAATCGCACTTGATGAACCTAAGCGTCTTGACAGACTTCCAGAAGGCAAAACAGCGCCGCTTGCCGAATGGAATATGACAGAAAGCGACGCCCTGGCATATTGCTACGAACGCGGTTATTTCTGGGAGGAAAACGGAATTCGCCTTTACGACATACTGGATCGCGTTTCTTGCTGGTGTTGTGCAAATAAAAACCTGAAAGAACTTCGGAACATCAGAACCCACCTTCCGGAATACTGGGAACGGCTGAAATGCCTTCAAGAAAGAACCGATCGTCCCATGAAGGGACCAGGTAAAAGCGTTTTCGAACTTGAAGAACGCTTCCGAAAAGAAGGTGATTCCGAATGATACCATTTCCGGAAAAGAAATATTCGGTGATATACGCCGATCCACCGTGGAACTACGCGGCCGGTGGAAAGACGCGAAACGTCGAAAGACACTACCGCACAATGAAGCCGGAAGACATCTATTCCCTTCCGGTTCAGGATATAGCCGAAGACGACTGTCTTCTGTTCCTGTGGGCCACATTCCCGAACCTGGACGTCGCCCTGGAAACGATCCGGCGCTGGGGCTTCCAGTACAAAACAGCCGCCTTCGTCTGGGTGAAGCGAAACCGGAAATCGCCTTCCTGGTTCTGGGGCCTGGGGAACTGGACACGCGCAAACGCGGAAATCTGTCTTCTGGCCACAAAAGGCAAACCGAAGCGCGCGTCAGCGTCAGTCCATAGCATAATCGACGCCCCGATCGGCCGTCACAGCGAAAAGCCAGCCGAAACCCGTGACAGGATCGTTCAGCTTGCGGGGGGGGATCAATGATCGAACTATTTGCAAGAAAGACCGCCCCTGGCTGGGATTCCTGGGGCGACGAAGTGGAA